GTTGACGGAGTAGACGGAGACGGACTTACTGAAGAAGATGCGTTTAATAAATGGATTAAAGTTTTCAAAGATGCAGAGCGTAGATTCAAAGAAGTATTTATATTAGATTCATTAAGTCAAAGTCAATATGATGGATTAGTAAGTTTATATTACTTAACAGGTGATTGGACTAGAGTAGGATCAGAACAACGAACATTTCAATTATATGATTATGTAAAAGATAGAGAATGGCAATATGTAGCAACTGCTATGACCAACAGTGGTATTAATCGTGTCCAACGACAATTAGAAGCAAAAGTTATTATGCTTGCTGATTATGGAGTGGCAAAAGATAGATCTCTAATTAAACGACAAGGTATACAAGAAATAGCAAACAAATATCCAACAAGATTGTTGGATGACAGAAGTAGAACTCAAGCAGAATATGTTTATTATGCTGAAACCAAAAGGTTCCTACCTAACATGGCCGAATCAAGGCAACGAATTTTATCTTCCAAACTGAATTAACTTAGTAGATAACGAATTCGATAAATACTAGTATGAGTAATATAGTAGGTTATACCACAGTAGATCAACAAAATGGAAGTTTAAGATTACAAGGTCTAGAACTTGCAAAACAAGATCTGATGAATCATTTTAAAATCCGTAAAGGTGAAAAGTGGACTAATCCAAACTTTGGTAGTAATCTACTTAATTATATTTTTCAACCACTGGATGATAATACGACAGAAGCAATTAATGACGAAGTTTATGAAATTGTATCGTATGATCCACGCTTTAAGCTAGCCAGCAATGATATTATTGTTGACCAAGACGCTCATTCAGTTACAGTAACAGTTAAATTAATGTATCTACCAACTACAACTGCAACAGACTTGCAGATTAAATTTGACAGCGAATCCACAGAACAGGCAGAGTTTTAATTATGGCACAAAATATTAGACAATCAAAACTTTTTGCAGCTGAAGATTATGTAGCAGTATATGAATCTTTTATCAATGCTAACTTACAAGCATTTGATTACGATACAATACGAACTGCAATGGTCGACTATGTAAGAAGCACATATCCAGAAAATTATAATGACTGGATTGAAAGTTCAGAGTTCATAGCACTACTTGACGTAGTTGCACAAATGGGACATAACTTAGCGTTTAGAGTTGACTTAAACTCACGTAATAACTTCTTAAGCACAGCAGAAAGACAAGAAAGTGTTTATAAACTAGCAGAATTTTTAGGCTATACTCCAAGACGTAATGTGGCAGCGTTTGGTGAAATGAAAGTAGTCAGTGTAAAAACAAACGAACCTGTAATTGGTAGTGCAGGAACAAGTTTGGGTGGACAAGATATTAAATTTGAATCTACTAGCAACATAAACAACTTAGATGATTTTATTGCAGTAATGAATGGAGTTTTACAGTTTGGTAATCAATATGGTAGTCCAAAGAAACAAACTTCGGTAGGAAATATAACACAACAGTTTTATGATTTAAACAATACAGCAAATCAAATTAAGTTTGATGTGCCTGGTATTGCTAACGGTCAATCATCTACATATAATATTGTAAGCATAGATTATACAGATAATATTGTTCATGAGAAATCACCAAATCCAACAGGTGCATTTGGAATATATTATAAAAATAGTGGACTGGGTTTATCAAATAAAGATACTGGATTCTTCTTAGGAGTAAAAGAAGGAAACTTACAATTCCAAGATACAAAAATAGACACACCAATTGATAATCAAACCATTGATATTAATGTAGACAATATTAACTTTAGTGACGTATGGGTGCAAACCATTAATACAAATGGAGCAGTAGTTAAAGAGTGGAAAAATGTAAAGCATATTTCAACATCCGAAGATGCAACATACAACAGCGTTAATTCAGCAGACAGAGATGTATTTTCAGTCAAGACAAGAAAGAATAATCAAATATCAGTTCAGTTTGCAGATAAGACATTTGGAAATTTACCACAAGGTATTATACGTGTATGGTATCGTGTAAGTAAAAATGAATCATATGTAGTTAGACCAGATGACTTATCAAATAAAAAAGTTACAATTGCATATCAAGGAATTGATGGAAATAACTATTCAGCAATATTCACATTACAATTAAAAACCAGCATAACATCTGCAAGTGCTAACGAAAGTTTAGATAGCATTAAACAAAATGCTCCACTGGCATATGCAAGTCAAAATAGATTAGTTACAGCAAACGACTACAATACATTATTTGGTTACCAAACATCAAGTGTAGTAAAAGTAAAAAGTATTAATAGAACATTTAGTGGACACAGTAGATATGTTGACTTTACAGATCCAACAGGTGAATACAGTAACTTATTAATAAATGGAACAGACGGACGTTTATATGAAACTGATAATGTTAAAAGTAAAACCACAATTGTTGGACAAAACAAAGATTACATATTTGAAAAATATGTAAAGCCACAACTATCAGATTTTGATTTAATTAATCTTTACTATACAAAATACACAACCGCATTTAATGATTTAAAATCTTCATTTCCAGCAGGAACATATGAATGGAATGCGCCAGGCACAAATTTATATAATGCAAACACAGGCTATATTCTAAGTAGCTCAGCTATTCAACGAGTAGGCAAAACTGCATCAAATTATTTAAATCAATTTAGAACAGGTGCATTAATTAAGTTTACTAAAACTGATGGCACATATGTTTGGGCAAAGGTATTGAATATATTTGCTTATGGCCTTGGTATAGATAGAACTGGTGTTCAGCTTGGTCAACCAAGCGGAAAAAGATCAAATGGATTAGGAGCAATTACACTAGATACATATGTTGAAAGTGGAAGCACAATTGATGTTATTGTTCCAGCATTCCCACGTTTATTTAAAACAAAAGAATCAAATATTATTACAACATATCTAGAAGCAAAAAGAACATTTGCTCTTGCATATGATTATCAAAATCAAAGTTGGGAACTAGACAGCGATCCAGGATCTTATACTACACCTGCTAGTTCATATAATAAGGATACATGGTTAATCTACTTTAGTTTTGATAGTGGAAGATATAACATATACACTAGAACAACACAATATGTTTTTGAAAGCAGTAGTGTTGCATTTACAAATGTTAGTTTAAACAGTGGACTAGATTCACTTACAAAGAAAAAAGCAAAAGATACTATAGACATGTCATTTGATACTGTTGTTAGAGGCGGAACTGAAGATGATGACACAGTTGTAAAAACTGGCGGTAAAATGCATGTTAGTGGAATCGAACAAGACTCAAATGGAGTTATTGATGCATCTCATGTATTTTTATCATTAGTAGATGACAATGCTGATGGAAGACCAGATAATCCATTAGTGTTTAGCGAACTAGTCACTAAACCAGGCGGCGGACTAGAATCAGTTATTATAGATGACGTAGCAAAAACTGGTCGAGCTAATTTAGATTTTGAATGGCGCCATGTTGCAGCTGATAAAGAAATAGTTGATCCTAGTTACACAAACATTATAGATGTTTATGTGTTGGATAAAGCATATGATACAAAATATAGAAATTGGTTGTTAACAAATACAGGTGAAGAACCACTTCCACCAACAAGTAATGCGTTAGCTAATAATTTTGCAAATGTTGAGAAACAAAAAGTTACAAGTGATACCATATTGTATAAACCAGCAAAATATAAAACAATATTTGGACCAACTGCACATTCATCATTACGTGCAACATTTAATGTTGTTAAAGTAAAAGGTAGTAATGTAGTTGACAGTGAAATTAGAGTTAACGTAGTTAAAGCAATCAATGAATTTTTTGCTGTAACAAATTGGGACTTTGGTGAAACTTTTTACTTTACAGAACTTGCAGCATATGTGCATAAAGAATTATCAATGTCAATAAGTAGTTTTACTATTATACCACATGGTGCTTCAAGTGTGTTTGGCGAATTATTTGAAATTACTCCAAACATTGATGAAATGTTTATACCAGATGTAAGTGTTGACGATATAGATATTGTTAGTAATGTTGTTACTAAAACAAATTAGGATAAGGTTTAATGGCTAAGAAAAAAGCAGGAAGTTACAAAACTCCAAATACAAAAGCATCTAATTTATTGCCATCAGTTTTTAATACTGATGTAAATAAAAAATGGCTAGACAGCACATTAGATCAAATGATCTCAAAAGGTAACCTGAAGAATGTAGAAGGTTTCATAGGCGATAAGTCAGGCAAGAACAGATTCAAAGAAGATATTTATTTAGACAATACAGATATAAGTCCAGCAATTGTAGTTACAGACAAAGATAAAAAAGTAACTAATTCAATTACAATGAGTGACATTGCAAATGCAATTAACATAAACTTTTCTGAATATAATTATAATACAGCATATGCAACAAAATCATATAGTTATAGACCTCCAATTAACGTAGACAAGTTTGTAAATTATACAAACTATGCATGGGTGGATCAGATGCCCATATACGAAAGTATTAGAACTCTTGACGCAGCAACAGTAGGATCAGTAACATCAGGCTCAAGCTATCCAGCAAGTCCTTCACATGGTGATTATTTTGCACTCAATGATGGAGTAAACACAAAAACTTATCAATGGGATAATGTTGTTAAGACATGGCAACCAAGCGGAGACACAGGTTCAATTTACAGTAACAATGGAAACAACGCAGGCTTTACAACTGTAGTTAATCCAGTTGACTTGTCAGCTGGTCAATTAGCATATGCAATTGTGGATAACAATAATACATTTGTTATGGAAGACCAAATGCTTATTAAGTTTGTTGGTGATGGTTGGCATTCAGATGCACACAAGAGAACATATCTTGTATCCGGCACTGGTAGAAATATTAAATTAATAGAAGTATACAGTTGGGTTGACAATAGCACACGCTACCCAGACACAACAAAAACTACAGTAACAGTTGGTGGTATTTGGGACAAGAGTAAAGTATTTACAGTTCAGCCCAACAAAGAAAGTAAGATATATTCAGTTGATGGGCAAATTGGTGTAGCTAGTATGCTTGCTCGCTATAACGCTACAGACGACACTAGGTTACCTGTATTTGATGGTTTTATATTTCCATCTGAAGAATCAAACAAATCAGCTTGGATGACTGACGAACTAATTATGTTTGCTGACGAATGGACTCAGCAAGATAGCACACCAATGGATGCTACAGATTACCACAAAATATTTTATACACAGCGTGATAGTGTTACCGGTGATATTACTATAACAAAATTAGTTGATGCAAGAATTCTTGGATCAAATCAAAAGATAGAACAGTTTATTGTTCCTGGCACAAGTGAATCAGTATTAGCAAAATACAAAGATAGATTATCTGGATTTGATATTTTAAATTGGGACAAATCAACTGTGGTGTTTGCTGAAAAAGATTATCAAGTTATGGAAACTGATAGTCCGTATAGAACTGCATGGAGCAGAAATAATAAATGGACAGCAGTAGAAACACTAATAAAAATTAACGAGTTAATATATGGCGGCATTAATTTAAAACAATTAACTGATACAAAATATATTGCTAAAAGACCAATCATGGAATTTGATGGCAAACTTAATCTCTACAACTGGGCAGACATTGATACAAATTTAGGTGATAGTCAATGGGCTGGCGTAATAAACACAATGGTTAAGCCAACTGGAAGTTACATACCAACATCATTGCCGGGTGGAAAATATGGCTTTAATTTAACAGACATTGAACTTAAAGAAGAACAGCGTATTGCATTCTCTGAAGGCACATTTGCAAGTAAAACCTGGCAGGTTAGTTCAAATATAATTACTTATAATGGCATTGAGTATAATGAGCTAACTGCTGATATTACATTACAACCAAATTATTGTGCATACGTTAGAGAATCATTACCAGACAGTGAAGATAAAAAATGGAACAACAGTGATGTTTGGTTTAATGGCACAGTATGGAGCACAGGGCAACAACGTGTTAAGGTTAACCAAATGCCGTTGTTTAAATTATATACAACCAGTGGACAAAGATTAGAAAGTTTAGAAGGTGCAAAGTTTACAGGTAGTAGAATATTTAACTACAAAATAGGCACAAGCACAGTTGATCCTGAATTAGGTATTGGACTGTCATATAAAGATATTAATGGAATTGGCGAGTATCAGTTTGAAAATTATTTATTTACTGAGCCGCATTTCCAAAGTATTACGTCACAGTTTAATAAAGATACAAACTATCATAGACAGATACTAGGACAAAAATTATTTAAAGTAAACAATAAATTAACTAATCTATACAAGCAAAGCGAAGAAATTGGCGGGGCAGAAACATTAGTAACACATGATGTAGTAACTAGTAATGCAGACTTTACAATTAACGTAGGGCATAGTTCATGGAGAACAGATAGACGTGTTGTATTACATCAACAAGATAAAAGATGCGTAGTAACAGAATTACAAAATGGTGTTTACTTAGACAAAACAAATGTAGATCATACAAACATATACGTAGGTAAAAATATACCTGTTGTGTTTAACAACTTATTAGAAACTGGTGATGTTAAATTTAAAACTGTGGCTGGTGTTGATATTGAAACAACTCCACAAGCAGGTGTAACTGTAACAAGAAGTGGAAATGATATTACCTTAGCACTTACTACATACAGTAGCAAAATTATTATTGACCCAGTAGATGCAACATTAACAAATGACTATACAATCATACCACTTGACAACTATGATAGCATTCAGCATACAGTGGAAGTTAATGGTAAGCAATTAAGTCCTAACAATTATACAATCAATGCAGACACAATTGTTATTCCTGCATCCGTCGGATTACAAAAAGATGATATTGTTGATTTAAAATACTTCAGCAATAACAATACAAATATAACTACTAACTCATCTTTGCCAAATACATTAAAGCATAATGCAAATAACGAAGTAATAGAAACATTTACAATGAGCGAAACAATGGCTCATTGGCAAAGTATAATATCTTCTACTCCTGGGTTTGAAGGCGACATCCTTGGAACAAATAACTATGAGGCACTAAACAAACAACATTACTTTGGTGGTGAAATATTTATTCACAACGATTTGAGTATTGTTCACGATGCTTTATATTCCAATGATACAGTAAACGTTACAGATGCATTAAGAACATCAGGTGAAGATTGGGATAACTTTAGAAATAGATTTAGAGCTCAAGTAGCCAGATTAAATGAAAGAAAAAATTATCTAACTGTTAGAGAATTAGTTGATGATGCAATTGAATCAATTACTATTACTAGATCAGGTGGAGACTTATTTAGAACATCTAACATGGTATATAAAACTCCTGTTCGAGTGGAAGAATTTATTCATGCAGATGGAGATACAGTATTACCTAGAATATTTTTAAAAGATAGTATTCACAGTGATGACAATATTCAAGACCACGTTTATGTTTACATCTCAGATAATGTAAGTGGAACACTAACAACAAGACTAGCAATAAAAGATATAGACTATATACAATCAGGAAACTTAATTGAATTTATATATCAACCAATAGCTATGCCAAACAAAGGTTATCCAAAAATTACAGTGTATAAAAGACACATGGATGATATATGTTATGTTCCTCCTAGTTTAACAAAACTTAAACTTGCACCAGGGTGGTCACCAGAAGTAGACACTACAAACAATATACTAACTGGGCATGACGGAACACAGTGGGAATTAAAATCAACAGCAGAATTATTTAACATGACAGATGCAAACTTTGATGTTGTTAACGCATGTCAGTTTGAATTAGAAAAAAGAATTTACACAGGATTAGTTATAAGTGATACAATTAATACAGATGACGAGTCTGTTGAAAGTTTACAATATGGTATGGTTTCAAAGTTCACTCCAAGTGCAACACGTGAAACATGGTATACACTAGAAACAATTAATGATTTACTCAGTAAATCATTTGCACAATGGAAAGCAAAGAACAAACGAGAAGATACAGAAGTTGTATACTCGCTTGCAGATGTAGATACATGGAACTTTAGTTCAATGGGTTCGGCATTAGGTGCAGATATTCCAGGACAATGGAAAGGTGCATACAAAATATTATTTGGAACAAGCACTCCAGACAAAACGCCATGGCACATGCTTGGTTATGCATTTAAACCTACATGGTGGGACAGCACATACAGTTGGACAAATGCTACAAAACGTGCGGCACTTATTAAAGCACTAAAACGTGGACTAGTAGCACCTGGTAGACAAGATATAGAATGGGCAAACCATTTGTGGGATTGGGATAATAAATGCCCAGTTACATCAGCAGGTGTATTAGAAACAATTACGACTGTGTTAGGAACTCCACAAGACATTGATAAAGCAAAACGTTTTGAATTTGGTGATCATGCTGGACTAGAAGCTGAGTGGAGAGCAAGTGGATCAGGACAAGCATCTACAATAGATGCTATTGTTAAATTAAATCCAACAAAAGCATCTAGCATATTTTATTCACCATCTGTAAAAGTTAATACCAAAGAAATAGATTACTTAGGCAAAGACGATTTAGAAATTTATACAACTTCATCTATACCAACACCAGGCAAAGTTTATGGAAGATCAATTGTTGATGTTGAAGTTACAGCTATTGCGTTATTTGATACAAACACATTTGTTAAACTAGTTGGACCAGATGGATCAACAGAAGCAGACATAACATTATCTTTTGATACTAGACCAGGAGTATACACACCCAATGAAACTAGACGACATGTTATTGGTGCAAGTGTATCACACAGAGGAAGAAACTTAACAACACTTCCAGCAATATATACTGGGTTTGACAACTCACAGGTTGCAACATCAACATTTAAATTTAAAACAAAAGAAGTAGAATATGTAGCAAGCGGTATAGCACAATCTTTATACAATCATACATTGCGTAACAATTTAGATTACAACATAGACAACTTACATACTAAAGTTGATACAAGACTAGGAACACAATTACGTGGATTTAGTAGTAAACATCTTTTAGAATTTAAGACACAAACATACGATGAAACAAAACATACACTAGGCGAAAGTGACTTTGAACTATCAATGTATAAAAGCACACCAATTAATATTGCAATTGCTAGTGAAATTACTGTTGAGTATTTGGCTCCAGGTTGGAAGATTAGTGGCAATGGATATGGTAAACAAGAATTTAATTTCTTTGCACCAGATAACACTAACTCAACTTCGTATACAAATGTGGAAGTTGAATCAGTAGAAGTTAAGAAATATAAAAAGTTTGCACCAACACATAGCATATTAGAGTATAATGCAATACTTAATAAGATACAAGACACTTATTCATTTATAAGAGGATACTACGCTTATTTAGAATCAATTGGATTTGAATTCCCATACAGCGGAGACAGTGTAGCTGTAGAGTTTGTTAAATGGGCATTAACTAATCCATCAACTACTAAAACATTTGACCTAGGATCTAATTTTAAATTTAAGCCAATACATGGTAGCGTAGTAGAATTAAACACAGGTGTGTTTAAAGAAAATACTATCACTGATACAAAAGGTATTACAGTTGAATCAGATAATTTATTAGTAAGCAGAACAGAAGATGTATTATCATTAGAAACAAAAGATAAAACAATAATTGGTTCAGCAGGATTTGTTGTTGTGGAATACGAACACATTGCATTACTAAATGATAAAACAACGTTTGGTGTTGTTGTGCATGATGATATTAAAAATATAAATCAATACAAAATAGCATTCAGAGGATTAATAACTGATAAGTGGGACGGTAATAAACGTGCACCAGGTTACTTAGTTTTTGATGATAAGGTTGTTGAAAACTTTGATAGCAGTGTGCAATCAGTTGACGACTACTATAAAACAGATGGCATTGACTTTAATCCTACAATTAGAAAACTAGAAGATATAACTATTGGTAATTCAAACAACGAACTTACTATTAGTGAGAATGAGTTTGATTCAATTACTAAACGTAATTATTTTCAAGGGTTGATCAAACAAAGAGGAACATCAAGTGCATTTGATAAAATTGAACGTAAATTTATAACTGATAAGCTAGACATTAAAGTTCATGAACAATATATGTTGTCTAGAAGTTACTTTGGTAACACAGACAGATTAGACGCAATAGAATTTACATTAGACAATAACACATTTGAAACATCACCACAAGCTATTAAGTTTAATAACTTTACAGGAAGTGAAACTGTATACAATGATGTATTAGTTTATCCGCAAGGTGATAGTAGATTTGTTAATCCAGTAAAAACAGTTAACGCAGTATCGCTTGCTGTTGGCAAAACTTATCAAATAAAATCATTGGGAACAACATCTCAAAACGATTGGAATTTTCTTGCAGGAACTTCAGGAGTTACATATGTATCTGGTGATACATTTACTGCGGTTAAGACTAATGAAAACATTACAGGAACAGGCACAGCTACAACAGGCACTTCGTTTTCTACTCAACCTATAACAGAAGTTGACATAAGTAACTTAACAGCAGGTGCTTTATTAGACACTGAAGCAAAATATAAAACAAACTTATTAAGTGAAATTGGAAATGTATATAACAAATTAGAAGATTATGCAATCATAGAAACTTGGGCAAATAATAAAAGTTATAAAAAAAGTAATATAGTAAGATACCAAGGTGGATTATATCAGTGTATACCAGATAGCACAACAGTATCTACTGTAAGTGAGAATATAAGCATAACTGGTAATAATACAAATCCAACATGGCCATCAGGAACAATAGTAAGTATTGATGGTGCAGTGTTTCCTATATCTAAGGAAGTCCAGGAGAAACAACCAATACCAGTTACAGGAACAGTTTTGAATCCTGTTATTACTGGTGCAACATCATCAACTAATACACTAATAATTGATGGACAATCAGTAACACTTAGCAAACTAGCAGGTGTCAATGTTCTAACTGGTGTTCCAGCATCAAAGACAGGAATTGTTCCAGGACCAGCATTTAATTCAAATAATGGATTTGTTACAGATAAGCAATTAGTTATTAATGGAATAACTGTTGACTTTGACACAACACCACCAGACGTAATAGAAAACTTTACAGGTGATAACTTAGGAATTACGCCAAGTGATGCAACAGAAAATATCACAGGTGTAGCAGCACAGCAAACATATACTATTCCTAATACAACACTAAGTGGATCAACATATAGTGTTAGTGGTATAACAGTTGATGGAACTGCTTATGCAGAAACAACAGACTGGACAATAAGTGGACAAGACATTACATTTACTAATCCAACATTTGCAGGTAGCGAAGCTATTGTAGTTACAATGACACACGTTACAGTTGTAGATCTCAAAGATACATTTACAATTGCACAAGGAATTGTTGGCACTGCATATACAGTTCAATCAGTTACAGTTGGTGGAACTACACAAACTGATCCAACACATTATTCAATCAGTGGACAAACATTAACATTCACTTCTGGAAATGAACCGGCAGACGGAGCATCAATTGTTGTAACTATTGAACATACTCCGTTAAGTATGACAACTGCAGAAATTGTAACAAAGATCAATGACACAATGGTAGCAAATGGAATCAGCATAACTGAACCAACTGGCACACCATATGTTGCCAATGATGCTATACAGGCCGATTTGATTGGAAGTAGATTACGTATACGATACTGGGCTACAAGCACAGATCAGAGTAGCAATGATAGTAAATTAATACTTGGAAGTAGTATCAATGGCACTAATGAAATATTAGGCTTTGTTACAAATCCAACAGCAAGTTTAGTAGGATTAATCGAAGAACAACAAGAACAAGATTTAACTTTAGATGACATAGTTACATTAATTACTAATACATCAAACCTTGGACACATCACTGCAACAAACGACAGTGGGTATCTTAAATTAGTAAGTGGTGCAAACTTAACACCGGCTCAGAGAAGAACAACACTAACAGTAGAAGGAACACAGCGAGCAACAGTAGGATTGCCACTTAGCACTGCGGTTACAACATCACCTGTTACTGAACCTGTTGACTTAACTACTGCGGTATCTTTAATTACAACTGGACTAGCAGATCCTGTAGCAGCAGGAGGATCGGGTAACGCTGTAACTGGAGTATCAGTATTAGGCACAGGTAATGCTTTAACTATAGCATCAACTAATCCAATACTTACATTAGCAAATCCTGGCGATGTATTCTTAAATAACGCAGGTATTAGTAGTTATGGAGTAATAAGTTTAGTATCAGACAGTTCACAATTAAATACATTTGTTCCATCTGAATGGACAAACATAAGTCATACAGATCCAGCATTGTTTAATGTATGGGTAGCAAACGATTCAGATTATGAAATTGATGGTATTGTAGGTAATAATAGTATTGCTGTAGACACAAAACATTATGGATGGAATGTATTCCAAGTTCAGAGCAGAGGATTATATACAGCAGATTTACAAAATAACCCAACTGATCCACTTACAAAAGATGAACCATGTGGAATATGTGCAGGATCGATGACTGCCGATGGAAATGATGCACAAGTAACTGTAAACGCAAATCATGGATTAGCTGTAGGTGATTATGTAATGTTGTTAAACACAACTACTACACCTAACATTGATGGTATTCATAAAGTAACAAAAATTGGATCGTCAACAGAATTTTATATTGATCAATATATTGACAAATGTGGATCATCTAGTTCAGTAATGACATTACGATCAACAAGATTTTCTACAATAGAACATAGAGATGCAGCATTAAAAAGTATACATTGGAACATTCCACCAAACACATTAGTCTTTACAGACGAGGATACTAATCAAAAAACATCAATAAATGTATTTGAATCGGTATATCCAGTAGCAGGTGGATCAACTCTTACTGGTGCAGGATATCTAAATGGATATCTATATAATGAAGCAGTTAGTAATGCTTCAGTAGTAACAGATTCTATGGCAGTAGTTAGACACCAAAGTTCTAGAATTGTAAATAAAGACTTAGACAACATAACAGTTTATGATTATGATAGCAATACACCTATACTTGATTTAGAATTGTATGACCCGCTACGTGGAATTATTCCTGGTGTAGCTGATGCAGAAATTGATATTAAGAGTGTTCATGATGTAGCAATATATAATACATCTACAGAAGAAACATATGAAGCAGACGAAGATAACGCATGGGCAGAATCAGAAGTAGGTAAGAGATGGTGGGATACTAGTAAAGTTCGTTACTATGATTACGACCAAGGAGATATAAAAGATAAAGCAAGTAACTGGGCAAAGCAATTTGTAGGCAGTGAAGTTGTAATTTGGGAATGGACAAAAAGTTCTGTCGCACCAGATGATTATAACAAAGCTGTTGAAAGCAACAAAGTAATGTATGGAAACGTAGCATCAGGAACAGCATACGCTGAGTTTGATGCAGTTAAAAATCAAAACGAATACTACTACACACTACGTAGCGAATGGAATCCAAGCACTACCAAATATGATAGTGTTTATTATTTCTGGGTGCGTAACAAAGAAACAATTGGTCACTCAAGCAAAAATATTATTACAAGCGAAGTAGAAAATATTATTACAGATCCAAGTGCAAATGGAATCTATTGGTTCTCAGTAGCTGACAATGATGCAATTATTGTTTCAGACATATGGGACTTTGTAAATAAAAAAGTTGTGTTACAATTAAACAAACAAGTTGATCACAATCACGCACAATGGATATTAGTAGGTAAAGACACAGATGTAATACCTGACTATTGGTATACTGGATTAAAAAATAACTTATCACAAATTGATGAGAATACTTTACGTCTCCCAGATTATACAAATCACCCGTATGCAAGATACGGTGATGATAGAGCCAACAGACAAGCATGGTATGATGATATAGTTGCAGCAAGATTAAATGCACTTGATATTATTAATAGACAACTTGTATCAGTAAACGTATACAATGACTTTAAAACTAAATTCTTAACAGCAGTTGCAAATTCAACTATTCCAGATGATAGTTGGGATTGGACAGACTTTGTTTCTCCATTGCATAACTATGCTAACACATTTGCAACAGTTGTAGAGAATATAGACGAATTAAACACATTAGATACAAATGAATACCAAACAGCAAGGATTCAAATAATCAACGATGATGATATTGACAGAACTGAATTTTATCTATATAGATATAAAGAATGGATCCTAACTAAAAAGAATAACGCAACAATAAAATGGAACAAAGAAAGATTAGCTAAAACTTACACATGGGATATGGAACCATGGGATAGTTTAAATTGGGATAATACAGCTATAGCAGATTGGTGGAAAGCTCTTGTAACAATGTTAAGAGATACACTGTTCTTAAATGAACATACTGTTAAGTTTAATAAATTCTTCTTTGGAATGATTGATTATGCATTGTCTAGAACAAAACAAGTTGAGTGGGCAATGAAAACTTCTTATATACGATTAGAAGTTAAAAGTGATTTAGTAGAGAAAAAGAAATACAAAAAAGATATTATGTCCTCAATTGAAGGATATGTAAATGAGGTTAAACCTTTCCATGTTAAGGTAAGTGACTCTGCTAGAACATTCAACAAACAAGAAGAAGTGTATTTTGAACTAGACGAAGATAATTTTAAAAGTATTACAATTAAGCATGAAGAAAAAGGCACAAACTTTAATGAGCTTGTGCTTAATGCTAACAACGAATTAGAAAAAACTATTACGTTGGCTAACAACGGAACTACAGTTTATACAATAGATAAAGCAGATGCAAACATGTTAGATTGGGATCATGTTGAAGTTAAAGATGGATCAACAGTATTAACTTCAGCAGTTGATTACTTCTTGATAGATCAAGTTATTAACTTTGTAACAGCACCAACTGGTATAGTAACTGTAGATGTTGCAGTCGAAGATGAAGCTCAAGTAATAGTATCAGGTGGCGTTGGTAATACTGCATATGATGATGACGATGGTGTTGATGGCTATGCAATTGTATCAGGTGGTAATGGAAGACAACCTGAACTGTATTCAAACACAACATACAGATCAACTGAAGCAGATATTAGGCCGCAAGAAACAGCAATAATTAAAGTGCAAACAAATAGATCAGGTTCAACTGATACAAATGAAACAAGAACATTTGCATATATGCTTGATATAAACAAATACCAGCATGTATATGGAATGGAAGATGCAAAAACATCTACACTGTCTGCACCGTTAACTGTAGGAGATACAACACTAACAGTAGCAGATGCAAGTAAATTTACAACAGCAGAATTAGTATTAGTTAACAATGAAATAATACAAGTTCAAAACGTTGGCGGTGTAATTTATATTAAAAAACGAGGACTAAACTTAACATTTGCAAATGCACATGCATCAGGAACAACTATTACTGATGTTACTAATAATGCATTGCATTATGTAAATTCTTCAGCAGATAAGAAATTTAATGAAGATAACACTACAATATTAGACAGTTCAACTTCAGCAGAAGCTATTATGTTGAACAATATAGGAAAAGGAACTATACTATAGAACCAAGAATTCTAATTGGCATAAATAGTATATAAGGAGTAGGCGAACAGCAATGAAAAATAATTATAACGAACAAACAGATATTTCAGTAGACGGTCATTGTTTAATCAAAGACTTTGATACAGGTGAAGTATTACTAGACAAACATAATGCTATCAACTTTCAAAACTTTGCTTTTGCAGTTGCAAATCTATTAGCAAACAAATCTGTAAGCGGTAATCAGTTTTTTATTAATAGAATTGCGTTTGGTTACGGAGGCACAACAGTTGATGCCAACGGTAACATTACTTACAGAAGTCCAAAAGTAGATGGAGTAAATGGTGGATTATATAATCCATTGTTAGACAATGCAACACCACCTGCTGCATATCTAAAAGCAGTAGAGAGTATAGAGTTAGTAGATGCTGAAAGCAATCCATATTCAGACATAACTGTAAAGGTTATACTTGATTACGATGAACCTACAACAGCACCTACACTAGACAATGCACAAAATTTTGAAACACCAAGCGAATGGGTTATTGATGAATTAGCATTAGTAACTGAAACTGGTGACTTTCTAACACATTTGGTTTTCCATCCTATACAAAAATCAAAGAATCGTAAAATAGAAATTCTGTATTCACTTAGAATCAGAGCAGGAGTATAAAAAATGTCATATACAATTAATAAATTAGGCGCTTCGGATATAACAGTAGAATACGGTACCCTTAATACAGAAACCAGCCTACAACTTGTTGGTAAAGATTATTTTGGATACGGTGAAGCAATTGCTCAAAACTTTGTTGATCTACTAGAAAATTTTGCAAGCGACAACACAAGTACCGGCCCATCAAATCCAATAGCAGGTCAGCTATGGTATCATAAAGATGTAGATACACTTAAAGTTTATGATGGAGTTAAATGGAGCGGAACAACATTCAATCAAGAAACAATATTAGATAACGGATCAACAGAACATGATTGTTTTGTAGTTAAAGCAAACAGTGTGCCAGTTGCTATATTCTCAAGTGATGCTGAATTTATAATTCATTCATCAGAAACACAATACCATGGAGACATAGCAGGCGGACTAAACAAATTTCCAGATAATAAAATCCATAAAGGATTAACACTGGGTAAAGATATGAAAATGCACGGAACGGCAACTGAAGCAGAATACGCCGACCTTGCAGAACTTTACACAAGTGATGCAGAGTATGAAGCAGGCACCGTTGTTAAAATTGGCGGCGAAGCTGAAGTAACACAGACAACAATTGAGTATTGTCCAGAAGTATTTGGTGTAGTATCTACTAACCCAGCATACTTAATGAATAGTGCTGCAGAAGGACTAACAGTGCCAGTTGCACTAGAAGGAAGAGTTCCTTGTAAAGTTATGGGCGAAGTTCATAAAGGACAACGTCTTATTTCAAGTGATGAACCAGGTGTAGCTAGAGCAGTATCAGACTATGAAAAAGAAGTAGGCATGGATTGGTTCCGTGTTGTTGGTCGTGCATTAGAAAATAAAGATACGCTAGGTATTGGATTAGTTGAAATTGTAGTTGGAGTAAAGTAATATG